CAGTTAAACCAAGAGTACCTGTAGCACCTGTAGGTCCTGTTGGTCCAGTTGGTCCTGTCGCTCCTTGAACTCCTACTGTTCCTGTTGCTCCTGTTGGTCCTGTTGCACCAGCATTACCTGCTTGTACAAAAGTGATGACACAATCGTCACCATTAGTAAAATAATCATTATTATCAACATATCCAACTTGAACTTCTTCATAGTTATTAGGGGCTCCGGGAGTTCTTGAGGTACTAGCTCCTGTTATATTAAAAGTAACCCATTTAGTTCTATCTGTTGTTTTAAAAATTCTTATATGCCCTCTAGGATTATTAGTACTATTAGCATCTAAAGATTGTACCCAATCAGTGACATCATTTGTTGCTAAATCTGTAACAGAAATACCTAATAAAGTAATTGCTGAATAATTAGGAATTCCACCGCCACCGGGTAATGTAATATCAAAACCAAAATTAGTGGTACCGGGAGGTGTAGCACCAGTAATATCAATACTAGAATAATTAAATTCTAAACTATTACCACCAAACTCTCCAATAGGACCTGTAGCTCCTAAACCTCCTGTTGCACCAGCAGTACCTGTGGCACCAGTGACTCCAACAGTTCCGGTAGCTCCTTGAGCCCCAGTAGGTCCGGTAGGTCCAGTAGCCCCCGTAGGTCCAGTTGGGCCTGTAGCACCTACTGCTCCTGTTGGTCCTACTCCTCCAGTAGCACCTTGAGCTCCTGTTGGTCCTGTTGCACCTGTAGGTCCTGTTGGTCCAGTAGAACCTTGATTACCGGGACCACCAGCTCCTGTAGCACCTTGTGCTCCTGTAGCTCCAGTTGGCCCTGCTCCCCCTGCAATTTTAGCCATAACCCACCTCTTGGTGGTGCCCTCTGAAGGGTTCACTGCTCTAGAACTTCTTTTTACCATAATGGACCTACTTTAAAATAATTAATAAGCGTAAAGTGGGAGACTTAAGGTGTCTCCCTAACCTTTTTGTGTATTAATCTGCTTATGCAGCGTTAATTACAACAACACCGGATGCTGGGTTAATAACCTTTAATCCGTATCTCATAGACATGTAAGAACCAACAATTCCGAATCCCGGATTTGCTTCTTCTACAGTCAATGGTCTCCTTTCCACATAAGCCATAGGCTTTACGCTTCCATCATAGATGAAAATGCGGTCAGGTGGACACCAAGCATTAACAACAACGTTGAGTCCATACAAGCTACCAACAAGACCAGTTCCAAGTGTATCTTGGAAAGGTTTTGATTCTTCAACAACATACGGAAGTGGCTGTGCGCCAGATAATCCGCCAATTGCAGTTGTGAAATCTGCCATGTTAAGTAGTGTTTTGTAGTGCTGTGGAGAAATCATCATAGTGGTTGCGGTATATCCGTGTCCACCGATTAATTCCATAGAATCAGTAATGTCGCCTAATGCGAGTTCACCGTCTCCAGCTGCACCAGCTGCTTGTACGTAGTGACTTCCTGTAAGGATAGCGTCACTTGTCAAACCGTAGGAGTATATACGTCCTTCGTTGACTGTTCCGCCAGTTCCTAAGAAACCACCGTATACGTTAGTTGAGAAGTTAGTGATAGCTGATTCTGCTGTACTGTATGTAATCGCAGTTGTTCCAAGGGTTGTGTCTGCAATACCTAGTAATGCGTATACAACGTGCTTGGTCATGTGACGGTCTACAGCTCTGCGAGCTTCGTTTAATGCCATCTCTACTTCGTTAAATCTTGAGTCTTCTATCATACGTCGGGTTACACCTACTGCAAGTCCCCACTCTCCAACAGACACTCTTTCAGAGCGCAAGTTAGTGTGTTGGTACTTAGGTGTGTTACCTTCGCTGATTTCTTCTAGGCCCATTGAGGGCTTTGCGAATGTGATATCAATATCACCGCCGGTCTCTGTAGTCATAGGTTCACAGAACATTGACATAGCTGGCAAATCAGTGACTTTATAGTCTTGAATTGCGTCTTTATAATCAATAAGTACTCTTTCTCCTACTCCTCCATCAACAGCTCCTGTATTAAGGGAGGTGAGTATACCGGGTGCCAAATTTGAGTTTAATGCTACCATAGTTTATCTCCTTATAGTCCTTGATACAGAATCCTTTGCATGGTGGCTGCACCACTGTGAGCACCACTTGGGTCAATGTAATATCCAATTGCGTTAGCTGCTGAGGAAGCTTGTCCTAGGTTACCGTCAGCTAATGTAGCTACACCGTCTCCTATTCCGATTGTTCCTGAACAGTATGCATTTAATACTACACCGTGACCGGTGATGATGCTTGCTGTGTTACCTGAAGATACTGTTGTCAAAGCAAAACCTAGTGGTTTGCCGTTTGCAGATGCGAATTTATCAACTTCTCCATCTGCACCCATTTGAACAGGGTATCCTGCGGTAATTGCACTACCAGCTGTGAATGGTAAAATTCTTGCTGGGGCGCCGCCATCATTAACTAATACTTCTGTTGCCATATTTAATTACCTCTTAGTAATTCTTTGTTTAGACGAATCTTTCCGTCTTTCATCTCTACTGCGAATGCTCGTTCCTTTTCTTCTACAACCGGAGCTTCATCGTCATTGGATTTACCTTTTCCGAATTGTCTCTCTGTAGCTTCTGGGACTGGCATTGCTTCTAGAGCGTCGCTGAATCCAGTCAGCCTTGGTTCATCCCAAGCAGATAGTTCGTCTACGCGTGCAGACTTGTCATCTTCGGATATAGTTCCGAAAACAAGTTGTTTGCTAATAATTGCTTCTACCATCTCAACTTTTCTTGCTTCTGCTTCTTTTGCTATTCTCTCTTCCTCGGCTGCTTTGAAAGCTTCTAATTCTTTCATAGCTGCTTTGAATTCGGATTCGATTTCAGCTTTTGATGCTTCTGCTTCTTCAAGTTGTGAACGTAGAGAAGCGAACTCGCGCTCGACAATATTCTCTGCATCGGACTTCACATTGGTTTCTACTTTTTCTTCTGTCATAGTTTCGACCTCTGTCTTCCCGTCTTCACATCCACACGCACCTTCTTGTCCACCACAACCACAGTCGTGGTCGTCATCAGGTGTGGGTGAATCACATTCCTCTCCTATTGTACATTCCTTGCAGACGGGGTCCATTTTTTCATTGTCAATGAAACTAACTTCTGTGGGACGTAACTTGGTGGCATATGTGTCACCCATGACGTCAACATCGTTGGAAAACCAATCTATGCTAACGTGAGTCATATCCCCGTCTTTGACTTTATTCATAACATCTTGGCCATGACCTGTTTTATTATCAACAGTAGCCAACATTTTCACTGCGCTTTTACCATTTTCCATCTCGATAATCTGAGGCTCAGTAGCCATGCCGATTAAATCCTCAGACGTTCGTTGATGGTTGATATATATAGGAAGCTCTGAGAACTTCTCTATACTATCTTTTAAAATGGTTGGTTCTATATAAACCTTTTGTTCTTTATCGTCTTCATCATAAGTATGAAGACCCGAAGTAATAGCAATTACTGGAAATGAGACGGAGTCTACACCTTCATCGTTGCTATTAAACATAATTTCTGGACTTTCATCCATTGAGATAGCAAATGTACGCTGTTTTGCGTCAGTAGGTTTACCTTCCGTCGCAAATTCCCGCTCTACACCATTTTCTTCAGCCCACATGCTACACATGTTCGCAGCCTTCTCTTCATAGTCTTCAAAACCACGTTTCTTTAGAGAGGCACTAACGGAAAGTTTGCACTTGTCGTACGTCATTTTCTATCTCCCGTTGCATTTGCGGAGGGTTTATTACCCCTATTTTGCGCTCTTGCACTTTCTTCTTTTTTATCTGTATCTTTTCCTCCAGATACATTAGCGTTCTTACTGCCGGGGCCACCTTCTAGTGGAGATGCCTTAACATCTTCAGAAGTTTCCATGTCCAATTCTACAACTCCTTCAGGGTCAAGACCACGTTCTTCTCTTACTTCGCCCGGTGATAATACACCTTCAGATAAATATATCATATCAGTCTTAGCTTTAGTAAATGCATCTTCAATATTAACTTGGCGGAATCTAAATTTAGCTTCACCAGATTCTAATTGAGGCATTAACTGAGCATTTAATGCTCCTTCTATTGCTGATTGTAAATAATTAACATATGGTTCGAAAATAGGTCTAGCTTTCTCTGGGTCAGTCCACATAGTACGTGGAACTTTTAAAGACATGTGGATTTTATCTAAAAGGTCATCGGTATACTTTCCATATTCGAAAGCCCTTTGTGTTCCACCTAGTTCTTTAATTTGTATATCATTACCGTGGATTATATCTTCACCGGGTGCCAGATTATTAAATGCGTCAACAACTTCATTTATTTTATCTGGTCCATAAGGCATATCAGGTAAACCACAAGATATATCAAATCTAGATATTGCATATTTATTTAATGCTGCACCTATATCTCTTTCTGCATAATCCTTTAAATCTATAAGATATATAATAGGATGTATATCAGAGAGACCATATGCGTAATCGTCAAATGGGTTATTTTTAAGTTCTATTATCTCATCAGGTTCAAAACGAATATTTTCTTTATCGTCTCCTACTTCCTGATAGTAATACATAATTTGTCCATGTTCGTCTCGTTTAACAAACATGTTTTGGCTAGAACGAAGAACTAAATTGTCTCCGGTCCACTCCAAATATCCCGTACCAAAGATACGAGAGTTTCTTACCCAACCATATAGAATTTGTTCTATATTGATATCTCTAAACATTTCTTCTACTTTTTCTCTTACACTGTCTTCATCAGTTACTATATCAAAATTATCTTTAACTGCGTAAAAACATGGAAGGTCGATTAAAGTTCTGACTATAGGGTCTTGAAGATATAAATTCATATAAGTACGTGGAGCACCTATATGTGGTTCATAATCTCCTTTGCCCATTGCTTTAAAACTGTTGTTTTGAAGCTTTAATCTTTTAATTATACCTGCTCCGAAACTAACAGGTTCGTCCTTCTTGTAAGGGGGATTAGACCCTACACTTGCGAATCTTCTTCGCACTCTATCAATTATGGACATGGCTATCAACTATATATAAACCGCCATGAGTATTTAAAGTTTGTGCTACAATGGTATACCTTTATTAATACCTGCTTTACGAGCCGAAGTAGTAAAAACTCCAGTTTTTCCATAAGTTCGAGAAGCTTTTTGAAATCTTCTACCTCCTCCTCGATTAGTAGAAGTAAAGGTAGCTGAACCGGGCAATATACTTAATGTAGCATGTATACCCATAACAGAACTATCACAATAATCATCATGCTTACCATCAGGTGCTGCTATCCTTTCAGTTTTATTAGCTGCATCCATAGTGTATTCTAAATCTCTATGTTCTGCATACCATTTCATTACTAATCTTTTAATAGGCGCAGGTAACTTTTCTGGATTGGGTATCTTAATTCTGTCTTGTTGAACATAAGAAACATAATCTCTATATATTTGGGTCTTCGAACCTCTTGGACCACCCGTAAAAACGAAAGGTAAAAAATGAATCTGGGGACTACTATTTATACATTCTATTCGGAGGTCCTGTTCAATCGCACC